GTAGCATTTGGAATGGGTGGAGCACTTCTTCAGCAAGTTAACCGCGACACGCAGAAGTTTGCCTACAAATGTTCTCATGCAACAGTTAATGGGAAAGATGTTGATGTATTTAAACAACCCATTACTGACCCTGATAAAAACTCAAAGCCAGGTCGTCTTGAACTCACTAAAACAGGAAATAAATTTGAAACCGTTAATACAAGTGAAGGTCAATGGACTAGTGGTCAAAAAGTCATGGAAACAGTATTTGAAAATGGAGAAATTAAAAAAGAATATTCTTTTGAAGAAATTCGTAAAACGGCAGCGGGATTCGCTCCAAAAGAAATAATACTTAATAGTGGATCAATTTAGTATGGTGGAGGTGCCGAGAATTGAACTCGGGTCCTAAAATGATCTTCTAAGCGCCTTTACGTGCGTTATGGGAACGATACAAAACATCGATCTCCACCACTTGTTTTTACATAAACAAGAAATGCTCTGGTTTTCAGTAGGCCAGCCCCACTTAAGTAGTTTTTTCCTTGCCACTCAACTCCAAGGGATCATCACTTTGGATACCAAGGCTGTGACCGCCCCGCTCTTCGTCAGCGACTAAGCTGCTTGGAGTTCTTCGACATAGTTGTCAATTAGTTTTTTTGCCAGTTTTTACGTAGCCTCTGGCGCTACGGCACGAGCATCTCAGTATCAACATTCCAGTCGAAACCAGTCACCCCCACTTAATTATACTCAATGGTTAAGTAGAGTTTCTTTTTGAATCCTTACTTTGTCAATTAAAATTTTTCGAATCTCATATCTTTTATTAGCATCTTGATTTCTTCTAATATCATTATCGGTTTTTAATTGAAGTTGAGGAACTTCAGCAGGTTTACCTATCGAATCAATAGCAATAAAAGTTAAATAAGCTGTAGCTACATGAATTTGATCACCGGATCTAGGATTGTTTCTTTGAATTTTAACTCCGACTTCCATTGAAGTCCGACCCGTTCGATTAACCAAAGCACCAATCACAGCATGATCTCCTACCTTTAATGGGTGTTTAAAAGCCAAAAAATCAATACTAGCTGTGACCACTGGTCTTAGGCAATATTTTTCAGCCGCCATCGCCGCCACCTTATCAATCCAAGACATCATTACACCTCCAAATAAAGTGCCGTGAGGATTGGTTTGATTTGGCATAACCAATTCTCTTGTTAAAACTTCACTATCTGCTGGTGTTCTTTTCATTTTAACCCCATAACTGTTTGTAATTATTAAACTTTTATAACCGAATTTAGATTGTAAACCTATCAAATCCTGGTGTCAAGTACTTGACTTTTATAGTCAGATCAAATACACTATATATAGGTCGATAAATGGAGGGAATATGAAAATTTTAATATCTTTATTAATGATTGGTCTAGTAGCAGGTTGTGCGTCGTCAGGAAAAAAGCGAATAAGTGAAATAGAAGATGTTGTTTCAAAATCAGACGGATCTAATAGTCATGATCTTGCAGTAACTAATAATGGAAGAATCGTTTCTGTTAAAATTCAAAATATCCAAGAAGAAAATGAAATACTTAGAATTCGAAATGAAAAACTTCAAAGAGATCTTGATTTTGAAATCGAACGAGCAAGATCTTTTGAAATGAAATATCGTGAGATAAGAATATTAGCTGGATTGCCACCAACAGAATCTAAAAAAGTTCATACGATTGATAAAAATGGTTCTATTTCTAAAAGTACTGGTCGTGATTACGATGATGAAATAAATGAATTAAGAAAAAGAAAAATTGAAATGGTTACTAGCCAGGTTGTGAGGCCAAAGGTTCGAAATGAAGAATCAGGAGAATATTAAAATGGTTCAAACTGAACGAGGAAGTTCTAAAAACCTTCAAGATATGCTTGATGAAATCAAAGAAACGGCTTCTTTAAATGGAATTAAGTGCGATGATAACATGATTAAAATAATAGAAATGTCTTTTTATGATCTTATCTTAAATCAATTTCAGATATTTAAAAATGCTATTAAAAATTGTGATTTATGTGAAAAAGAAATTGATAAATTAGTAGAAAGACTAAAACAAAAAAAGGGCTAGGTATTTCTACCTAGCCCTTAAATTTTTTAGCTTATATCAGTCGCTTACGCTTTACCGATATTTTCAATCAAGCCGCTCTTACGTGGAGCGTACAAGATAAGCGTTCCTGCAAGCCATAGCAAGAACTCTTTCGCAGTTGAGATAGCTGCGAGATTGATCTTGAGCAATGGTGCAAGTTGTTTCCAACTAAACACTTCAGGCCGCATGTCAAACATGTAAGCTGTAGCTGCTCCAGGATCTTTATTATTCTTGTCAAAGAACTTGGTTTTAGCTCCGCTTCGCTTTACATATCCAATAAAACTTCTTGGAGATGTAAGTGCTGTTCCTGCATCCTTTTCAGTACGGTAAACCGCATAGTGAGAAGGGACATTACCAGCAGCCGGGTCAAGAATATGAAAGCTAACGCTACTACCGTCAGCGGCAAGAGTAAGGTCTTCAGAGATCTGAGATCCTGATCCTTCACCCTGTTCATTAACAGCAGTTACTTCGTATCGAACGATATCGCCCGTTACAAATGTTGTTCCAGCACCAGCGTTTTCATCGAGAGCAGCAGCAGTTCCTTCAATAACTGAAGTGGTTGCATCGTTCTCAAGATCGGCTGGAGTTCCAGGTACACCTGATCGGTCTGCCTGAGACTTTTTGCTTTCTTTTGGTTTCAAGAACACGTTAGGTCGCAATGCGATCCCACCGGCAGTTGTAACCATTTCTCGAACAATATATCCAGCTTTTCCATCCGAAACACCAAGTTGATTAACTCGTTCTTTTGGAAAGAATTGCTTGATGAAATCGCTGAGATTTTTTGGAGATAAGTGAAGTTCACTTGGTCGTCCAAAGTTCTCTACGAGAACGTTAGCAAGGCTTTCGATGTCACTCTCATTGAGAATGTCACCAGATTTTGATTGAATGACAGATTGGTCTCCACCAAATCCATCCAATGCACGGGATTGAGCACTAAAGTCACTGTCTCCTAATCGGATTTGCTGTTCGGCACCCATCAAGTTAAGATTTTGCATCTTAATTGGGATAGAACCAATAGCTCCAGTGAAATCACCATCAGAACTATAATCAGCATTCGCTTTATAAAGTTCTCGCTCAAGTCTTTCAAGCATCCAAAGAGTACCTGAATTAGTTTCACGTCCTTCAATGTCTCCACCGAAGTTTTGTTTAACTAAAGTTGACGCTAATGAGACACCTCTTCGTGTACTCATGAACATCACCTTTTGAGCGTGTCTTTGGTATTCGGAATCGTTCATTACTGGCGATCCGCTTTCAGGGATGTAGGGACTTCCTGCATCACCATATGCGTTAATTCTTACGTACTGCTCAACTAGAGAGTATGCTCTGTCTTGCGGTACACTAGGCCACATTACGAGATTGGTAGCGTCATACGTTACACTTTTCAGCGTTCCGTCAATGCTCTCAACGCCTAATGCGCCTCCACCTACGAGATTCGGTCCAGCAGTACTAGCGTATCCGTGACCAACCTGAAGGGTTTTTAAGAGTTCCTCAGCTTGCTCAGCGTCCATCGCCTGTGATGCGCTGGCCCCCGACTCGATGTTAAATAGATCGTCAAACATCTTTTGTTTCCTCCTCAGTTATCCTTGGTTAAACACCAAGAATTCCTTTAATCCTTTCAACGTCTGTTTGGACCATTCGATTGGTTTCAACACGATTGATAAGTGAGCTTCCGCCCGCTCCTTCAAGTCGCTTGTCACCGCTCTTTTTTAAATCCAACAATTTATCAACCACTTCGCTCTTCTTCAGAGAAGGCGCACCTTCATCTGAATCAGATTTTCGAAGAGGTTTTGCTCCAGTCAACCCTTTGCGTGGTGCAGCAGGTTGTGCAGCGATTTTTTTGACACTTTCCCCAATAGCACCGAGAGTTTTCCCGAATGCTTCGAACTTTTCGTCATACGATTTTCGAAGGGCGTCCACAGCAGAAGTATCTGGGGCAGGAGCAACAATTGTTGCAACTACTTCAGCCGCCTTAGGCGCTTCTTCTGATTTTTGAACTTTAGAGATAAGTCCTCTTTCTTCCATTTTGGAAACAAGAGCAGCATAGGATCGCTTTAAATCTTCATCGCTTTCCTTTTTCTTATCTTTATCCTTGTCTTCATCGTCTTCCTTCACCATGGCTCCACCACCACTGTTGTCAGCAGCTCCGCTGCCTTCTCCAGTAGATCCATCGGGGCCTGATGCTTTGGGACCGTCACCTTTTTTGTCATCAATTGCTTGTGCGTAATCGATTCCCTGACCTGTTTTAGTCAGTTCATCATATTCCACCAAGGCTTCATCGATAACATCGGCAACAGCCTTAAGAAGTTCTTCTTGAGTTGGTTTTGTTTCTTTATCCATCTCTTTTTCCTCTTTCTGTTTCCGATTATTATTGACCAGAAGCACCTGTTCTTGCATTTGCAGGTAACTCAGCAGCTACGAGCGTTTCATCAAGAACGGAATCTTTGTCAATTGTTGCTTCAAATGCTACTTTGACCGAGCTAGCACCTACGTCTACAGCCATCTGCATGTATTTCATGCTAAGAATTTGTGTAGCGCCGGTATCAACTGCAACCCAAGCAACATGTTCTGGTAGACCCTCAGCGGCAGATGAACTAAGTTCAGCAACAACGTTGAACCCTTCAAATGTTCGCTTCGAAACGGTAAAAGCCGCGTCTACACCAGAACCACTATCAATGAGCAAGATAGTTTCGCCATTAGAACCAAAATCTTTGGTAATCGTAAAAGACGGTTCCCTAAGTTTGATATCTGCTTCTAGGCGTTTTACTAGCTGCTCTCTCTGGTTATTAGCTAAAGGCATATTTTATTCCTCCAACCTTTCGTTTTTCATTTTTTTAAACCGCTCAAGCGACTTTTGACACTTAAGTAGTCGCATTGAACTTTCATTTTTTTGTAACAACTTGGCCTGTCGAATAAACTGCCTTGCCGTTACCGCCAAATCAAAAATCCGTTCAGCCGGACTCTGATATCTTTCTTCAATAAAAAGTGGAACTTTATCAGATTCACTCTTCACTAAACTTTCTGGCGCACCTGCACTTTTTACCAATCCAACCACGTCTGTCTTTGTTGTTTTGTTTGCTGGATGTACGGTGAGTGCAACACCTTTAATTATGGTGCGTTTAAGAAGACCACCCTTGCCACGTTCGAGAGTTTTTCCCTCGACGCTTAATTTAATAGGCGCTTCTTTATTTTGATCTTTGTAGTAATTATATATGGAGCTAATCGCATCTGCTTCTTTGTGACCGTGTCCGTCCCATAATTCTAACTTCGTCCATAGGAACGGTTTTTTCATATCGCTCATGTATTTCATCTGTTGAGGTGTTTCGCAGTCCTCCATTTTATGGATCTTTTTGGCATCCAGGACACGACCTACTAGATGTTCGAAACGATTGCTGTGATCACTGTTTACGAAACCACGGCCTTCTAATAGAGTAGAAATATCAGCACCATTTAAATCAAGACTTTCACCTTGTGAATCACGTGCCTCCGTCGAGGCAACTCCTTCAATAATAGTGGATTTCGATAGCTCCATAGGTAAAAAGAGTGAATGAAAAAGCGTAGATCGGCACAGAGCGCTAAAAAATTTCTTCAAGATCTTCAATACCAAAGAGCATTGGTACTTTGCGTCGAAATGATTGAATCACTCTTTTTACTTCAGAATCGTCGATCATCAATAATCGAGCAATTCGATGTGTGGGAACGTTACGTCCATCATCGATCATGAATCGAAAAAAACAATAATAAGACTCAGCATCGGCAACAAACCAAGGACATCCATCTATTTTACCCTTTCGGGCTGCCATCATAGCCTTCTTTCCTAAGAAACAAGGACTGTCAGGATAACATTCAAGCCCACGAGGGCATCTTTTTTGCAATAAATTACCAATAGGGAGATCGGTTATGGGAAGATATTTTTATTATACTCTTTTGATTATGCTGTATAAAGTTTTCCGTTAAAACTAAATTTACCACCCACAACAATGGGTGAGTATCGAGTATAAGTCCCATTTGATTGGAACTCAAAAACACTCAAAGAATGACCCCAATTATTAGGTTTTCCTTTAAGGAAGTCTGCCTTAAGGGTTCTTAAGCATCCAAGTGACATTGCTTCATGTAAGCCCTTTACAGACACGCCTGTGTGTCCCTGAATATCGTGTACATGACCATAATAAATATTTACTCCAAAAACATCTAAATGTTTTGAGGCGTGATGCTTTCCTGTGTAATACCCATGAATAAAGTGGGCTTCTCCAACACCTAAAATCTCATTTAAAGGAATAAAATCATAACCAAGACGATTCAACCCAAGGAGGTTTTTTAAATCAAGATTAATATCCAACTCATCCAATCCATCTAATACTTCAGGAATCTTTTCATTTAAATACTGTTGAAGCCAATCCTCATGATTACCTTCTAAAAATTTTCTATATTTACATTGTGGACCAGCAGCGTCTGTTATTTCATTTAATAGTTTTCTACCAATCTTAAGTTCTGGAACAATTCTTTTAGGTTTTGGATTATTTGGTCTCCAATGCGAAACACTTTCCATTTCAAGAAAATCCCCAAGATTAATCAATCCATGAGGACGATAATCATCAAGAAACTTCATAAAAACAGACATTGCATCAGGATCATGGTCAGGACAGTGTGTGTCTGGCTGAACCACCATCTTAAATATTTCATTCTTTTTTAATTTGGCCTTTTTAAACATTGCCCCAATATCAGAATGATGGACTTTAAAATTGGTTATTTTTTTCTGTTTAAGACTAAATTTAACTTTAGTTATTTTTGGTGTAGATTTTGGTTTGCCATAAATCAAATTCAGAATATTTTTGAGACCCCCACGTTTACGGATCTCCCACTCAGTTAAATCAGCAGCACTATCATCATTTGATACTGTGTTCCAAAATTGAGAAGAAGTTACTTCCCATGGTGTGGTTTTATATTTTCGTGCAGCCTTATCAACATATTGTTTAATTCTTTTTTGAATCTCGTACATTCTGTGGGTCCTCCATTTGACCTTCAGAATCTACTATACGCTTTTGTCTAATTCCGACGAGCGTCACAATACAATGATCTGTTTGACCCATCAATTCTACTGGAAATTTTTTCTCTTCACCAGATTTCATTTCTAATACAGCATCATGAAGCTCTGGGAAAAGTTCAGTGGACCCAAGACACACTTTTGCTCTTGGATATTCTTCTTCTAAAAGCTCTTTACCACCTTTAAAAAATTGAAGACGTAAAATAACATAATCATCTTTTTGGGCAGATCGATCTTGAATTACCTCTAAGCCCTTGATTTTATCATCTTGAGTGCTTTTAAGATCAAAATCCTCAACAATAATCTCGTTGTTAAGACGCATCATTTCATTTTTATTAGTAATTCCTTTGTTTTCAAGAGTGCGCTGTACGGCTAAACTTCGATAATCAGCAGCCTTTGCAATCGGAAGCAATAACTTAATTTCTTTTATTGTTTTTTCTAATTCAAAAACTTTTTTTGAAAGTCCAAAAATGACTCCCATCAACTGTTCTTGTGAAACAGCAGCCTGATCGGCATTTAATTCTTGTATTTTTCTTTTTCTATTTCTGAAATCTACTACTCGTTTATTTGACATTCCTTCTCCTTAATTTTTTGGTATCACCAATTGCTGCGTAGTGAATTGACTCTCTCTTGAAATCATTGGTTGAGCATTCATAGCTGACTCACTTAAAACTGGTTCAGGTGGTGGTCGCCTGGGTGTTGGTTTCCTGGTTGGTGTTGGTTGTTTTTTAGGTGGTCCTAAATTTCCAACATTTTGATGATTATTTAATTTAGCAGTTACTCTAGAAGCCATTTGTTTTAATACAATAACTTCCATGGGATTAAAAGTCTGACTCGACTCTTGACCAAGCATAATTAATACTTGGGACTCAATCCAAGCCGCATGTTCCTTTAAGATCTCTTCATGAATATCTTTAGGAACGCCTTTTAATACAATTTTCTTTTTGAGCAAAGATCGGTAGGCGTTAAGCTTTGCAATCTTTCTTTCAACGCCGGTTAAAGGTGCTCTATCGTGTAGTCTTTGATCGCTCTCTCGTAATCCCGAAGCTGTTCTGACGGAATCTGTCTTAGACATTCCGGACAGTCGTGATCCTGAAACAGAGTTATTACCGGAACTATCAGTTCCGAGCACATTGGACACTCCACTTTTGGACCGTCTTGATCCATTATTATTTCTAATTGTTCTTCCACCTTTTTTCCCCGATTTAACTAATGTTGCGCTGTCTTTTGAACTCATCATGATCCTTACCTGTGTACTGTAGATTGCCATTAGTGAATCCCCACCCCTTTTTGATCTCAACCATTACGTGACGACCATTTGGATGAGTTAAATCTACTGTGGGCTTCCAATCCTTTTTCTTTTTTCCCACATTACTTCCATTAGCAATCAATTCACTCATTTTATATATTCGGGGAGTAACTTTATCTGGCATAAACCAAAACTGGTAACAATATTTACAGGTAACACCATCACTAGGTCCAACTTTATAAACATAAACTTCATCAGGAGTTTTGTCTTTGTTATTGGCAAAGATAGCATCCATTGATCCGTAGTTAGACGCTCTTGCAAGTTCAGTATCAACAATCAGCTTCCAACGATTGTTCCAATCCTGAACCTTGTCTTTTAAAGCAGCACCCAAATACTTCTTATGAATATCTTTATCTCTAAGAAGATCGTAAACATGTCTACCTTCTTCTCTATTAACAAAAGGCATAACCTGAGATTCAATTTGACCTAAAATATCAGTCTCTAATTGTTGACCAGCCTTATCAGCATATCTTTCAAACATTCGTTCTAAATAATCAATCGCACCATCTCTTGTAGTCTTTGGTGCAATTTGATTACTAAACTGCTGATGTGTCTTATTATACGCTACTGATATGGCTGTTTTAGATGCTTTAGTAGAACTAATATAACCAGTACGCACTAAGTCCTTTAACTCTTTTTTTGAAAGTATATGAGGACCAACTGTTCTGTACTTTAAATAATTTACAAACAGTCTGGTAAGTTGCTTAATCTTTTTTAGAGTGCTTGGTCTTAATGCCACGTTTTTTCTTTTTCTTTGGTGATATTTCTTGACCATCTTCGTCAGTTAGAAAATCACCAACAGATTCTTCTGAGATAAAGTCTGTTTTTTCTACCTCTTTTAATTTTTTGTAATAATCAGGATCTTCCATGAGATGATCCATAGCAATTTCTTGAGCAATCTTTTTATCACTAGTATGTTCTAGTTCAACTTTAATTCCTTCTTTTAATTTTTTAGAATCAAAGTCAGATGGTTTCTTTTTATCTGCTAATCCACCAGGAATCTTGTCAGACTTTTGAACCCTACGATCGTCAAGATCTTCTTTTACACTTGAAAAGATTTCTTTCATTAATTTTTCAGATGCTTTTTCAAAATCCTTTGTAAGATCGTTTCTTACTTTTTTAACATGAGCATCATTTAACTCTGTTTTTTTAAGATTCTCTTGCATTGATTTGAAAAGCTCTGGGTTCGATGCCATAAATTTATCAACTGCTGAAAGCTGTGCTTCTGCCATTGCTTGTTGTTGGGCTTCGATTTGGGCTTGTTTTTCTGCTTCTGCTTTTTCTTTTTCTGCTTTATCTTTGTCTGAATTATCTCCACCGCCAGATGACTTGCTCCTTGAACTACCACCGCCGCTACCATTCGATGAACTACCGCTGTTATCACCTCCGCCTCCTTCTGGACCACCGAGAGAAACACCTGCCTCAGCCATTGCCTGTTGTTGCATCATTTCCATCTGGAACTGTTGCCATTGAAACCACATTGGGTCTGGAATATATTGAAGATCTGGTCGCTCAGCAGCGCCCTCAATACCAAGGAACTTCTCCATAAATACACCCTTATAAAGGTTTGATTGAAGTGTTGAAACAAGAAGTGGGTTAAGAACTAATCCGCCACCAATTCCCATTGGAATAAGCTCAGCCTGTCCTCTAACTTCATCAAGAGTTGTGTGAAGTTGTACTTCGGCTTGAAGTCTCTGGATTTCTTCTTCTCTATTTTCTGCATCTAATCCAACAAAACAAAATTTATATTTGTCTGCATATTTTGGATTCCATACTGGAAGAATATCATCATTAATAAGAGCTTCAATTCTTGCAAGTAATGGTCTTAATCCCTTATCTCGTGAAGCAGTAATCTTCCATTCATTAGTTTGTTCTGATTGTGCTTTTTGTGCAATGCCCTTTGATAGATAACCAAATCCAGTTTCTTCAGCATCAATTGCAAAACAAGCATGTATTGTTCGAATAACATGATCTTGATAAGCAGCATATTCCATATCACGATTAGCAATCGTTAATGGTTCCCATTGAACACCTTTTATGCCTGCAAGAATAGGTGTTCTCCAAGCCGATTGTGGTCCAGATACTTGGTTGGTCCACTGAGCCTGAAGGGTTCTTAACTGGTTTGGAGTTACATCTCCTTGAATAACTAAAAGACCTCTTGATGCAACACCATGAGTAAAAAACATTTTTTGATGATTTTCAATTTGAAGATGCGCTGTTATCATCATCATAGAACGTTCAAGTGGACCAATAGCATAACCACTTAAATCAATCTCTGAAAGTTCATAAATCTTTCCAAAAATCATTTCATCAGCCATGAATCCTTCAACTACTTTTCCATTAATTACTTGGAGATATTCATACTGTTCATTTAAATATTCATCATTATCTAATTTTCCAGACATCCCGTGAATACTTTGATAAGCATCTCGATAGGTGTCTATCATTGTCCCTATTTGTTCTTTATTAACAAGATTCTTATTGGTATAATAAATTGTCTCTGCGGGAAGAGGTAAGAATGCGTAAAGATTACCACCACGGTTTTTAACCATCTCAATCGAACAGTGTCCATAAGTAAGCATGTCATGTGTAATCATGTATCCCCACTCAGGAAGTGTAAGAATATCTTCTTTACTTCTGTTATCTGTCTCACCACAATTAAGAAGAAAATGTTCTATTTCTTTTACTTCATTTTGATCAACTTCATCTTCTCCCTTACATTCGATTCTGAATCCTGTATCAAACCTATTGGATTGACGACGACAAAACGTACTAACCTGATTAGATCTAAGATGAAGAATTGTTGAAACAATTGGATCACGACGACTAACTAATTTAAGAATAAAGTTACTAAGAAAACCACTACCAGCACCTTTAGGACGAAAAAGACCACCAGAATATCCCTGATCTTGAAACGGATCAAATATAAGACCCTTACGACCATAACCATCTTCTTTAAGTGCTTTATTGAGAGGTTCGGACATATTAACCGGGCCTTTGAAGTTATCAATTCTAGAATCTAGTTCTGATTCAATATATTTTTTAGTACTATCCCAAATTCCCATTATAATATTCCACCCCTTACCGTTCCGTCACAAACGGGTGCTCCTTTTATATATGCCAACCCAAGCAAAGCTGCGTCGCAAGCATCATTCATTGAATAAGGAAGTTCTTTTCCAAATATTTCTTTAAATGCTCTTAATGCATAATCTTTTCGATTTAATGCTCTTGTTATTTTTCCATCAATTTTTGCTATTTTTCTTCTTCCAGCTTTTTTTTCTTTTGCTTTTAATCTATTTATTTTTGAATTATATTTTCGTTCATCAGCATTTTGATAAGCACCAACAAATTTTCTCCACACACCAGTACGAACATATTTAACATCAGTAAAATCACAGTAATGATTTACGATACGATAATGAATATATTCCAATATCTTTTGAGAATAATTATTCTTACTTGATGTCGTTTCTTCGATCACAACTACACTTTCATTCGAACCAATAATAAAACCGTCTACTTTGTCCGTAATCTTTTTAAAAATCTCATCTGCAAAAGACACAAAATTTAATGGGTATTCACCAAAATCTTTAGCTTTTTTATCTAGAAAAATTGTTCCATAACTTATTAACTCTTTATTTTCGTAATAAGCCCATCCGGTTTTGGTGGATAAATCTAAAGATAAAACAATTTTCATTACTCAGCTAAAAACAAGATCCCACTAGCAACTTCAAGTCCGGTGTTCTCCATATCTACTTGGAAAACCTTTCCTCTTTTAAGAAACAATCCAGGACTATTTACGATGTCTCCATCAGTTGGAGGTTCAACTTCGTTTCCTGTTCCAGTATCCCCATTTAATTTAACAACAACTTTTCTATCAACAGCCATAAGCATCCATTTAAATATATCTGGATAAATTACTAATCCTGTTGCGGTAACTCCGGTTATTCCTGATTCAGGTATAGAATCTGGATTTGAAAACTCTACAAGTGCATCAGTAACTCTAGTGATTATAAATTGACCACGATTAGGAAATGAAAAAGCTACATCTGTTAAATCTAAAGTATCTCCGACTTGAACTGGTCCAGAAGAATATATTTCTGCCTGAACAGTAACAGTTTCATTGGTGGCTATTTCATTTTCAAATTCAACAAAATCTGCACCGACTCTAACAATTGTAAAATCACCCTGATTAAGTACATTGAATCCTGTTCCAAGAGTTATTCCATCTCCAGCAGACATTCCTGCAAAAACTGGCGCAGTTCCTACAGTAGTCCATGTCAGGGTAACAAGTTTATTTACTTTAGTTAAAGCCCATTCAGTTGTTCCGTCGCCATCAGATCTTGCAGTTCTAGCACCAAAATCTCCAACCAATTGAGCATTAGTAGTACCCGCTACCTGCAAAACTGAAAAAGAAGTTCCAACCGTAAAACTAAGTGCCCGAGCAACCGACATTACAGTTGAACTCTCTCCAGGAGATAAATGAATAGGAACTTGTTTTGGATTATCAGTAGGTAAGCCAAGCAAAGACCATTTTAAATCTGCATGTTTTACTTGTGGATTGATGCTTGAAGGAGCATCAGCATAAGCGACCAAGTTAAGACTAACGTTTAATAGTGACATAGAAATCCTTATATTATTATACTCCTTAGGATTTTACGTCCTAAGCCCTAGCATTTTTTGTGCGCCTAACGGATTCAGCAATCCTTTTCTTTGTTTCTTCTGAATGACGCTTTCCATAAAATGAATTATTTTGACCTAATTGTCTTTGAGACATCTTCTTTCTGGATTCAGTGCTATGTTTTTTGCCTTTCATTGATGACCAGTGCTTTGAGACACCTTTACGAGAGGCAGACATTTTAGATCTCGTTTCAAGAGAATGCCTTTTACCTGTAGCAATCTTTCTTAAATATTCAATAGTTTCTGGAGTATGTTTTTTAAAAGCACCGTCTTGGCCACCATGAGTGACATTATATCCATTAGGTCTTTGGGTTTTTAATATCTGTATATAGTATTGCTCCAAGGCATCTGTTGCATCCTGAGCATAAGTTACAGCAAGTATTTTTTTCTTGAATGCATCTCGTCCATATTTTTTTAATGCTCTACCAAGAGGAAATCTTTGATTTCTTTTTTCAAGATGTTGATTAAATCTTTTAGATAATCGTTGCTTTGTTTGTCCAATATAAGATTTTCCAGTAATTTTACATGTAAGACAATAAATCTTATAAATACGCATACTTACGTCCAGCTCCACAGAGCCGATCCAGGTCTGCCATTTGGATCGTCATCGTCATCGTCATTCCCACCATCATCTCTGTTATCGAGATATTGAATGCCATGATCTAATGCAATTTTCTCAAGTGAAGGGATATTAGTTGGATTGCCTTGAGAATCCACCATTCCAGCACCGGAATACTCAGTACCAAGTCTCATTCGCATACGACCAAACAACCACCAACACATATAGCGCAATGCATCTAGGTAATGATTATGTTCATCTGCTGGATCATCATCATCCAGAATCCGACCAGCAACATCCATTTTTTTATGATAGAGATCAAACTCTTCTAAAATGCCCTTATGGTTTTGTTTTCTTTTTGAATCTAGATCTGGTGCAAAAAACATTCTTGACTGACCATTAGTACCAGGAACCTTTAAAAGGCCTTTAATTACATTTATCCCAAGATTAATTGATTTATTAATGTCATCGGTTGTCGGAAGTTCTGCTTGGCGTAAAAGTTCGTTGCCTGATCCATTTGCCAAATCAGGACAATACATTTGAATACCATATTTTTTATTAATCGTTGTTCTAATGAGTTCAATAAATTCTGGATCACTAGTGAGAGTTCTTCCAACCGTATCAATAACATAACAAAAATCTCTTTTATCAATAGCCATAACAACACAGGTCGATGGTGATGACCAACCCCAGTCATTTCCGGCATAGAATGTGGCACCCTTTTTCTTAAGTGCTTTGATAAATTGTTCTCTAGTAACTTCAAAACCAGCAGGTTCACCGATAAGGGTTTCCCACATAGCATTCCATCCAGGAACATGAATTTGACGATCGAATTCAAAGTAAATCAATCCTTCAGTAGATGGTCTGAGTGACATAATTTGAGCAACGCCCCAGTCCCAAGATCCGGCAAGCCTAATTTTATTAATAACGTCATCAATAGTTCTAAGTAATGGACTTTTTGAAATTTGTTTTTTAAGATCTCCACAACAAAAAGCAGCTATTGGGCACTGACGACATTTATCAAACGTATCTTCAGTTAATTCAAAACCTTCTTTTCTTGCATCGGGAAGTGAACTATATTCTGTTTCAGTAAATTTATCTCCCCGATATGGATTTATATATAAATAGGTAGGGATTGTTCCACTTCGTTCATCAGAACATCTTTCAGTAGCATCAAGAGTTGTCCATTTTAAAATTTTTAATCCTGATTCAGCAGCGTTACGGATTTCTTCCTCGGCTAAAGAATGGCTTGTTTGACGAGAGGTAATCTTAACCGTAACAGCAGGCTTTCCATTTGTACTAGAACCCAAGATTCCATGAGCATCTTTATAAGCTTTTACGTTTGCCGGTTCCATTGATGATGCGACTTCATCAAAAGTAAGTAAAGAACAGTGTCCGCCTTGCACCTGCTTGGGTGTGGCAGAAAGAAGTTCCATACCCACTTCTTCATTATTAATTTTAAGCGTAATCTCTCTAGTGTTTTGTTTAATGATTGCGTTATTTAAAAATTCATTTCGAGTTAAAAACTTCTCAAGATAATTTCTTGCACGAGATCCTTGTTGTGCAGTCATAGCAATATGAATAGTATGTCTTCCATCATGAACAAATGAAAGTAAGTCAATAACACTCAAACCAAGCGTTTTAAATGAATCTCGTCCAGCTAAACCAAGAACACCCAAAGGTCTTCCGTCCATAATGGCTGAATAAACAGTCCATATAAAATCCATCGGATTTGAAGTAGAAAAGCGAGAAATAGTTGTCCCAGGAAAATCTAATCCAGTATGATATTTAATCCAAGCATGAAGATGCTCCTTATCTGAACAAGGAGTCATTAGGAGCGCTAGTCGCTCCTGTTCAGTCGTCTGATGTGGCATCCATTAATTTCTTTTTAATCTCATCTTGAGCAGAGTCAGTTATTACAATATCCGGTTTACCACCATTCGATTTGACCGTTACAGAAACAAGTGGTGTTGCAGGCAATCCTTGAGCATTAACTGCTCCTTGTTGTGGTCCGGGCTTTCCACGAAGTGGTGGGGTAATAATGTTTTGAAGCAATGTAGAAATCCTTCCATATTGATCCATGTTCTTTGGTAAAAAATTTGGTGGTTCAATGTTGTCTGGATCAGCTAAATATTCAGCAAGCTGTTTTCTCCATTTCATATGGGTTGCAGTCATGATGTCAGAAACAAATCTAATTGATTCATTACGACTTGCATCTGCTGAACCAGAAGCATCCTTCATTACTCGATTATTATATTCAGTTCGAAGCAAATCCCAATCATGTTGATATCTAGCAAACAAAAGAAGTTCTAATGGGTAATCTGGAAACCATTTATTAATTTCTTTACACGAATACCCCATAATATAAATTGCTGACATGGCTTCAGCTTTTGTTTTTGCAAGCCCCGGTTTTCCATCATCCATCCACTGAGCTAAAAGCTTTGCATCCTCACGACTAAATGATTGCTCTTTCATCTTTGGATATTTGCCGTAGTATAATGCTACTTCTTTTTTTTCTTCACTCATATCTTTTCAACAATCTCCACAGCCACTTCAAACTGTCCTGGTAAATATTCGGAAGCGTATTTAATTATGTCATCTTTAATGGTTACCGGAGCACCTGCTTTAATTATTGCAAGTACAGCAGCCTTCCTAAGTATTATATTTTTAATGTTCTCTGCTTTTTTTAAAGCATCCCATTTAAGATTTATTGATGGAGATAATTTTATTTTATAAGTAACTTTAGGATTTTTACCTGAATTGGCTTCATCTTGATCTATTTCAAGAACCACTTTTTCAACTCCCAACTGGGAATATCCGTACATTAATAAAGTATTTATTGAGCCATTTGGAACAACACCTGTTGACAATAACCACTTCTCTGTTATCTCACCCAATAAGTTTTCAGAAAGAGACGAAAGCTCTGGCGGCAGTTGAGACTCTACCTGAGGAGGTCCTCCATTTTTTTGATCGTATGAACGTTTCGAATTTATCCCTTTTGGTTTTATGTTCTCCGAAGATTTCACTAGGTAATTCACCCCTCTCAGGAACAATTGCGTCTATTATTCGCCTTGCTCCATTACGAAAATTCCGAACAATCGGATTTTTCCAAAAATCAATAATCTCGGAAGGGGAACCCCGAGACACGATTTTATAACTCCATGAACGATTTGGACTTGGTAATAGATCAGGAATATCTGCAATATTCCCATCTATAACAACATACTGTGGCAAATCTAAATCATGACCTCTAATTATTTGATACCCTGTTGAGTTTAGATCTATTGTAAATATTCTTGCCTCACAATTTGCTTCCGCAAATGAATGTTGATAAGGAATACCTGGATAAAAAATATTGTTAAATGTTTGACGCCTATGGATATGACCTGAAACAACAGACTTTAAATGTTTTACACAAGAAACATCAGCGCCATTTGGATCAAAAAATCCATTACCAAAGTCAGCACCAGTAAAAGATTGATGGCAAAACAAAATCATTCCAGGTGAGAGATTCTTACAATATTTTTCAAACTGCTCATTATCACGATAGAAAGGAAGATAAGCAATGTTATCTATGACCATTGGATGATCAACAATGGTGGCTCCAGTATTTTTAAAAACCTCTAAAGCATGACTTCCACCACGCTGTCCTGCGTAATCGTGATTTCCAACTAAAGCCGTTGTTTTTTTACCGTGTTGATTAAAGTATTCAGACCAAAGCTTTAAAACTTCTGATCTAATAACTGCAAAAGTATGAAAAAGATCCCCAAGAATAATTACTCTCTCATGTTCATCGGTTAGGTCAGTAAGACGTTTTATAAACATCTTACTATCTCCTAACTTTTGAATTTGAATGTGAGGATCTCCCACTACAAGCACTTTACTCATTTGTCTAAATCGTACACCGCTGCCATGATTTCTCTTTGAAGTTCTGGCTTTTCATCTAGATCATGACAAAGATTATCGAAGCCCTTCCAATTTTGATCTCCGAATTGCCACATCATTTTATTTGGTTTCCCAGAGCTTTTTGCAATTGGATGGAAGATCACACCAAGACCAGTGGCCAATAATGCAACCTCAATTCCTTGATCAACAACACCTTTTCCATAATGAATTCGATATTCAGCTTCACGAAATGGTTTATCTAAATTAGCCTTATCAACTTTGATTCTGATCGTGTGTCCTTCTTGAACAGGCAGTTTTCTGACACCTTTCATTTCTTCTGAAAAGATCTTACTATCTTTAGCATTTACTCGTTCAATCAAAGCCATATTCTCGCAAAAGTGTTTCAACGATTGACCAGATGGGATAACATATTTCTTGTTCTGATACTTCACTTCATCTGCATTCATATTGATGTTAACTTGTTGAACAAAAATCGTCATAAGTTCATATTGTCTAATGACAGGAAGAACTCGTCTAAGTGCAGGATTTAGAAATCGTGAAAGATCTCCCATGATCTCTTTCTCTGAAGATTTTGAATCTTGCTCTCTTGGTCCAACAATTCCTTTTATTGAATCAATAGCCAAAGCCTTAATTGGAGCACCCTGTTCTAAAACATACCTAAGACCTGAACCTTTTTTACTTCCATCTGAATTTGTAAATATTGAATCACCACTTTCAATCCAATCAAAAACATCATGAAGCGTATTTTTTTGACGAATAATCAATCGTCCTGGATCAATTCCTAAAACCCTTAATCGTTCAGGCGTTGGTGGTCGCATTTCTGTAGATATCAATACGGCTATTGCTTCTGGATCTGATTGATGAAGCGCAGCTATTGCAATCAAACTTGTTAATGACTTTCCAGATCCTTCTGGACCATATAAACAAATTGTAAATCCACGATAAAAACCGCCATTCATTGCCCAGTTAAGACTTGGGCTAGCAGTCATTATTTTTGTTCTAGGAATAACATCTTCTGCAACAATATTTGATTCATCCTTAGTAAACATACTCATCCATTTGTTTGTCATTCCACCCTCTAATATTTCCATTTATCTATCTCCTGACGGCAAGGCTGAAATAGACCCTGTTGGTTCTTTTTCTTTTTTATAAACTGATAAAGACGCTTCAAATCCACTTTGAAAAGAAAATAATTTATTCTTAAAATACTCTTCCTTAGCTTTCCAATACGATTCCATTTCACAAGCCTGTAAATAATCAAGATCCATATCAGCACATGCTGATGTTGCAGCCTCAGTTATCTTTAGGTTTTTTTGTTTTAAAACGCTTGATGCTTTATCCAATTTTGCGATCGACCAATATTTTTTTCTTTCCCTTTTTGCCACATCATGTTCATACACGGATTTGGAATAAAGGGCTGATGCTATATCTTTGGCCTTCATAAATTTAGACATGTAATCGAGAGCGTTTAAATAATTAACTTTCGTCAATTCATCAGAAAGAGTTAAATATTGTGCTAACTCTTTTTGTTCACCTGCAACAGGTGGCAATAAAGAAGATGGAGCAGAGGTTTTATCCTCTGCTCCGATAGAAGCGTCACTCCTCCCCTGCATAAGTTACGCTCCCGAAGCCTGTAGCTTATTTAATCTTTCAACTTCTGATTCAGAATTTACTGGACCATCAGTTACCGAATCAGGGATATCATCTTCGGTAGAAGGATCATTAAGTGTATCAACTATTTTTTTTGGTTCATCCTTTTTCTTATCAGGAATGAGTCCACCATCTAAAAAACTTTGAAGTTCTCTAGCAGTACGTGAATCATAAAGAGCATGGATGTCATAAAGAGGGCCATCTTCACTTTTTGCTTTAAGTTGATCAATAATTCTTGTTAAGATATCATCAGCCATTGCGCTTCTATCTACTTTTTCAAGAGCTTCACCATCAACCATTACTTCAACTTTTTTAATCTTGACTGTGTACTTAGTACTGAAACCCTTTCCTTCCTTAGAAAATGTAAACCAAGCACCATCTGTTAGTGAAGTTGGATCGAATGCATTATTTTCTTTATAAACACATTCACCAATTAATTTAACTAATTGATCATGAGCAGTCTTTGGTATTTCAAGGATTACAACTCGACCATCAGTAGTTACAGCATTATAAACAAAAAATCGACGAGCACGACTAGTCTTTAAATATTCTGTAAGACTTTTTACGGCTGTTTGATCCCCTGCTTCTTCAGCACGTTTTAATTCATCATCAGAATCAAATACGTTTTTACAAATAGGACAAAATCCTTCTGTCGGATATGAACAAGCAACAGGTTTTTGTTGTCCTCTTTCACCAGTTAATCCCCAGTGAATAGAATATCTATGGAACAATGTTCCATTAGCACCTTCCCCAAAAGGAGGAAGGATTCGGTAATGTTGTTTTTTATCTGGTTGGATTCGTTCTCTTTCAAACTTTACGAATTGATTGTCGTTACCGCCCTCAAGAGTTCCAAGGTCGAAACTCACGTTTGGTAATTCTGAATTTTGGTTTGTTGTCATTTATTTTTTCTTTCTGTTTTTTTTGTAGCTTTTTAAGCATGTTATTTATTTCTCTTTTAATTGCGTCTTCATTTTCTTTTAATTTTATTTTTAAATCAGTTTCTGGTAATACCTCTACTTTCTCTTGTATTTTGTCTTTTCCCTTTGGAGTGTCAGGTACTACCTGCACAACAAAAAAATCGTCTAATAATGTTTTAAGTTCTTTTAATTCTTCTTGTAAAAGTCCTCTTACTAAATATACCCCTGTTGAAAGTTCATCTGTTTGTTCTTTGAATGTTTGAAGCATCCAATTTTTACCAAATCGTTTATCTCCAACTTTGGTTTTGTAGTATTCTGCTAAGTCTTTAAAGTTATTGAATGTTGGTCCATGTTTAACTGCATGTGCTCCACGTTTCATTTTTGAAAAAAACAATCGCATATCGTTTTCAGTAACCTGAACCGGACCCTTGAAAGTTGCGGGAGTCATTTTATAAATCTCTGACAACACCGCAACCAATTCCAGGTTTATATTAATTGAACCATCAATTTGTTCGCTTTTTTCAAGAAGAGAATAAATTTTGTCAACGAACTCTTGTGGTCCAACTATTCCAAAAAAACTTTTCATTAATTTAATCCTTTATGCAGTCTAAGTATCTATTTTCAATTGAAGAATCCGACGTAACCAATAAAGGAAGCTCTAGGCGTGATCGATCCAATAATTGCATAGATTTACCTATACAGTTTTGTTCACCAGTTTCATCATCGGTTGCAAAGATAGGTTCTCCAAATTGAGTTCCATGTTCTAAAATATATTTTAACTCTCTAGCCAAGACCTCAACCGCACCAGTCATTTCATTTTCAGACGGTTCACCAATAGGTGTAAAAATCTCATGTTGCATTCGGTGCATATAACTAAGCCCTCCCCAAGTAGGGAGGTTCACATATAAAGTTGAGATGAGTTTTTCTGACTTTAGGTGGGAATGATAAATAGATTGGTTAAGCAAATGTACAAGTTGAGTAAAGTTCTCTATCTTTAAATTTCTAGCATTTCCTGTACACTCATTGACCATTTGCCGGGTTCCCTCGCTGGCTTTAATTTGCCTTTACAAAAAATAATCGCACTCTCTCTTATTTTACCCTTTTGTTCATAAAGGTTGGGCCAGAGTAAGCATTCAAGGGAATCTCCATCATTAGAAATAAACATTTTTAACGCAGTGACTTGTTTCTTGGATTTGCGATCTTTATAAACAAACTCATCTGACTTTTGGAGCAAGCCAGCCCAGCCAATCTCAGTATTTTTATTATATTGACCATACTTGTCATAAAAGTATGCAAGATCATCTTGAGTTCGTAAGACTAGGCATCGCATACGCCCGTCATTATAAGTGACTTGTTTTGGACGACCTGGCATACCATACAAAAATTGATTGCTTTCAAGAACTTTTTGGAAGTGATCATGAACGTCAAGTCGATAAATAGGTAATAAACGCATGCGCTGAACCTCAAGCTCTACATCATCTTGGTAAAGTTCAGGAACATCCAATTTTCCTTTAAACATTTTTACAGCTTGTAATAAAGCTTCGCCCTTTTTAGGAACCTTTATCGTTTTTTCTTTATCAGTACCTTTTCCAATAATTACTTTATCTTGACCAGCTACCAATGAAGTCACTCGTCTTAACGTATGATAAAAATGAAGCAGTTCCTTGATAGTTCTTTTGTCGATATAATTAAAAGCACCACATAAAATCATTTTATGAACAATATCTTTACTGATAACTCGCTTATCTACTCTTTCATAAAAGTCTTGAAAATTACAATAATCTCCGCCACCTCTAGTTCGCTCTAGCTCAGCACATGCTGTTGGACCCACACCATCAATTAAATAAAGAGGTGCATGAACCTTGTCTTCTATTAATTCAAAAGTCTTCATCGGTCCATTTACATGAGGTAATATTAAAATATCTTTTAATGCATGAGCATAGTTTTTATCACGGATATCTTCAACTTTTGCGTTCTGAAGAACTGATGTCCACCACTCCAATGGATAATGTTTTTTAAGAAACATACACTGATATGCAACAGTTGCGTATGATGCTGAGTGAGATTTATTAAATGAATAAGAAGCCGAAGCAATACAAAGATTAACAAATACTTGAGTTTGTTTATCTGTCCATCCCCGATCTTTTAATCTACTTCTTAATTCAGGAATTGCTTTCTCAACTTTTTGTTTCTTTTTCTTAGATAAAATCTCTCGCATCTCATCAGCTTCTTCAGCCGAATAACCCGCAAGATCTGAGAACATTTGCTGAAGCTGTTCTTGATAAACAGCAACTCCATAAGTTTCTTTTAAGATTGGCTCCATGTCAGGGTGAGCATAAGTAATTGGCATTTTGCCATATTTACGTTTAATATATGCTTCTGTCATAGTCGTCTTTCCATCTTCAATAATCGCAGAAAGAGGACCTGGACGAACCAAAGCAACAATAGCTGAAAGATCTTGTATATTCCTTGGTCGTATTCTTTTACAAAAACCTGTTAAAAGAGGAGTGTTCATTTGAAATACAGTTTCAGTATTTCCAAGATCAAATTCTCTATAAACTAAAAGATCATCAGGTAATCTATAAATATCCAATGTCTTATTTTTAAAAGGAATTTGTTCGACTGAGATATCTCCTTGCCAAATATCAAACTCATTACCATCAAATTTAAGTTTTTCCTGCCAGACCTTATATCCTTTTTTCTGTTGAACTAATCGAACACATCCAGCAACATCGGAAAGAGTATTAACTCTTAGAAAATCAAATTTAATCAAC